AAAAGTTATGGGTAACTTATTGAGATGGGCATCAGTTGCGGTGCTTGGATTGTTTGTGGCTCTTGCTGGTATTGGGCATGTAGAAAACCCATCGAATAATCTTTTGACTGGAGTTGTTGTGCTTTATTCTGGCATATTTATATTTATTGTTGGAACCTTGCAAATGATGAAGGGAAAGAGAGTTGATGCCGAAAACAGGTAGCCCTGAGGATCGCGGCTCTGCTGACGCTTACTACGGCAGACCGCTTTTGCCTCACTTTCACATGACCGCACCTAACGGCGCTCCAGTGCGCGTTGGCAGGTATGGAATGACTGACGATATGGTTCAAGATTATATATCCGCCTACAAAGCGGAAGAAGACAGAAAGGATTATGGTTAAATGAACATTGATCAAGCAAAGACAAGCTATGTCGATGAGTGCAACAAGGTGGGTAAACTGCCTCGTCCTGTCTCATACATGACCTTTGACAAATACAGTGAGCAGTACACCATCGGGAACAAATCAGACGGTGACATTGCAGACCTGCAACCCAATGGATTTGTAATTAGAATGCATTGGGGTGTTAGTGGGGGTTAACATAGATGAAGCACAAAAAGAAGATTATGGGTCATACCATATTCGTTCCTATAGACGCCTCTATTGAAGTTAATGTTTCTTGTAATTTTTATACAAATAAATGTGGCTGGTGTGGATCAATGTTTCGTTCTTTCAAGAAAAGCGCGAGATATTGCTCTCCATCTCATAAAGCATCTGCTGGTCGCAAAAGAATGTTACAAAATTATGAGAGTGAAATTGCATCATTAAAAGAAAAAATAAAACTATATGAGGCGAAACATAATAAGTGAACAAGTGACAGGGAGTTGAACGGTAGCCGTGGGACTGCCGCAAGCATACAGAGCCTGTCACTTCTCCCTACTCTGTATGCATTCCACCACAAACAAAAGGGGCGGCTCAGTAGAGCCACCCCTAGTTCTTTGGAGGAAATCACAATGAAAGTGATAAATAAAAGTTACAGGTAACTTCTTAAAACGTCAACAACTATCATCTGTACCAATTGGCTTCAAGCATTCTGCTGTAGCCGCCGCATATCCTGCCTTATCAACCAGACTATCCCAATGCTCAGGCGTAGCGCAAAGCCTCGCCGTCTTAACAGCATCAAGGCATAGCCCAACTTGCATGGGCGTGACCTCTGTGTCGAGTATTACACTCCACAGTCTGGCAATCCTCGTAAAATTATCCATTGGCGTACCGTAATGGTCGCCCCTCGCGTCTATCGTGGTCGCGGCTTCTTCAAGCAGTTGCTTTCCCAGTCTAATCAAAACGGTGTCTCCCCATACTTTTTAACATCATAACGCGGCTCAGGCATGTCCGCAAATGGATCGTCAAGTTCGTTGGTGTATGTGGATGTTATCGGGTTGAAGTACAAACTTGCCTGACCCTGTTGCCCCACCCATGAAAATCTGCACTTCCAAATATATATCTGGCTTTCTGTCTTTGATGGGTCTGGCCTATGCACCGTTAGCCCCACATCAGCTTTGGCAAACCATGCGGCAGAGCCAGAGATATCGTAGCCTTTCGGCGGTGGTATCTTGCCGTTCTGGTCGCGCATCATCTTTGTCGGGTGAGCCACAAACCACAGATGTATGCCGTGAGACTGAGCGAAGACCCGAAGCTTTGTGAGCATGTCGGAAATCCAATCTGTCTCAGATATGTCACGGCTCTTGGCGATGTAGTTATATGGGTCAATGATAGCCCCTCTGATGCCATTCCTCATGACGGCAACCTTCAGTCGCTCAATAATACCCTCGACTGTAGCCATTGACCCATCGGCCTGATACACGAAAGAGAAGTGAGATTGAATAAACGCTTTACCACGTTCCAATTCATCCTTTGTCATTCGCGGAGTCATGCCTTGGAAGAAAGGCTTTTCAAGATACTTGCTGATCAGCTTGGCGATGTGGATGCGCGGCTCATTTTCAAATGAACAAATACCAAACTTCCAACCCTCACGGGCTGCTAGGTTGACCATGATCTGATCAATGAACTCAGACTTACCAGACGATGGATGGCCTGTCACCACGGTCAGTTGCCCCTCAACGATGCTGTAAAGATCATCTACATTCGGGTAACCAGTCTTTGCCCCTGAACCCATACCATTGTCATAGATATCATCAAGCTGTTTGTAAAAGTGATCGGCATCATATAGGCCAGCGACAGGCCAAGGCTTACAGAATGCAGTGATGTCATCCAGCTTTTTCTTGCCATGCTTGACCAGAACGTCATTAGCATCCTTGCAATCCTCTGGGAACTCAATCTTCCAGCATCTGTCTTTGCCTATGCGTCTGGCAATCTCCTCTGCCATGGCCTGACCAGCGGTGTCGCAATCTGTGGCGATAATTATCTTTGCTGCAAGGTCTATCTTCTTTTTGGCATCCCACAAGAACTTGAATTTATTGTCATCCTCTGGATCAACCTGTGCGTCTACAACCTTCATCACCGCGCCATTCGGCACAGAAACCACACTCTCATACCCAGCTTCAATAAACGAAAGGGCGTCCATTTCCCCCTCACAAATAATCAAATCATCATTCGTTGCCACACTATCGACATTAAAAAATGACTGAGGGCTACCATTGCAGGAAAAGCCTTTATCCGAAAGGCTCCTGATCTTGGCTGCATACTGCTGCCCTTGATTGGTGTATGGAAACACAACACATTCGGTCTCCGCATTGACCGCTCTTATGTAGGTTGTTGATGTCTTGAGTCCTGCTTTGTCTGCGGTTTCTTTTGAAATTCCACGATCTCGTAACCAAGCGATTGCGTTGCCAGATAAGTCTGAGTAGTCGTGCTTGACCGCAAGTTGCATGGGCTTTTTCCTCGGTGTGAATTGTTGCGTTTCTATTTGAACTTTGCCTGTCTCCTCGCAGTGGTGGCAATGATACAAAACGTGACTATCGTCAACATTAATGGAAAGGTCTTTCATGCCCTTTTTTCTCCTAGTGCTGGAGCAAAACGGACACTGAACTCTGTGTTGCCCAACGCCCAATTTGTGCGCTGTGCCGATAAGGGAATTTTCGATTTTCATTTGTTCCTCCAAGAACTGCATCAACGATATGCCCAGAGAGAAACCTTGTCAAGGCCAACTTTTGAGTGAGGTTTCCTTGATTATAATATATATAATTATAATATATATATATAATATATTAGTTATATATAACTATTCTTTTTCTAATAAATGCTTTAACAGCCTACCCTTCATTTTGGCTATGGCTGGCCTCATTAATAAAATTTCTTTAAAGTTTTTTCTCATTTGATTAGAGCCTACTGACGCAAGATCGCAGACGGTATCGAAGTCTGGGGTGTCTATCCAATCGGACACAGTTTCTTTTTGCTTTATGTCATCAAGGTAGGCATCTGAGATAGCTTGGGATATCACCTGTCTCCAAAGGAGACACTCTGACGACAGTTCGGGGGCTGTCTCTGTCAAGCGCCCAGTAAATATTTTTCTGTTTAACTTGTCGGTCATTCTCGTAAACATACCCTTGCATACAATCTAAAATTAAACTTTCATCTAGGTCAGGCCTTCTCGAAGCATAATAAATTAACATCTCAACACATACATCTGATGTAAATAATTCGTCCAGCTTCTCACATTGCTGAGAAAAAGTCTTTACATAATTTCTCGCCTTGTCTGATTTTATGGATACAGGCTTGCCGCGCATGGTAACAATTTTTCTACTGTTGGCCTTGCTTGCTGGCTCTCCAAGTATTTGAAATGTATGAACTTTCCTAGACATAAAATAAATCCAATCATTTGTTGACACATCTGTTTGTATATGGCATATAGGAACAGATAGTTGGGAGGCGTCATATGAATATTACAAACAATCACAATCTGCCGCAATCATTTGTTAACTTTGCTCGTAATGACAAATACAGTAAAGGGCAATCTGATATATCTGTCACCACCTTGATAGATAGCCCTCGCGTTAGATTACTCAGGGAAGCGAAGTCATCTGAAATGACATCAGACGCGGCAGATATGATCTGGCCTTTGTTTGGCACGGCTGTCCACCACATTCTTGAAAGCGCATCAGAAGACGAAGGGGTAATCCTTGAGGAACGCCTTTACGCCACAGTCAATGACTGGATTTTGTCTGGGGCTGTTGACCATCAAAAGATCGAAGGTAACTGCATTAACATCACCGACTACAAAGTGACAAGCGTTTGGTCTGTTATCCACGGTAAGATTGAGTGGGAACAACAATTAAACTGCTACGCTTTTCTTTCTCAAAAGAATAAAGGTATGAAGGTTAAGTCTCTTCAGATATGTGCCATCCTTAGAGATTGGAACAGGCGTGAGGCCGAGCGCAGAGACGACTACCCACAAGCACCAGTCATCCTTGTTGACATCCCTCTGTGGCCTGACACAAAGAGGATTGACTACATCAAGGAGAGAGTGGCGATGCATCAGGACGCTCAGATCAATTATGATCTAGCGCAAGCCTTTCCCCCTTGCAGTGATGAAGAGAGATGGAAGCGTGGCGAGGCGTGGGCTGTAAAGAAAAAGGGTAACAAAAGAGCGCAAAGAGTTTTCGACAACGAAGCCTCAGCGGGAGAGTTTATGAAGGATAAAGAGAATTTGGAGATAGAACACCGCGAAGGTGAATATGTCCGATGTAAGGGCGACTACTGCGGTGTCGCTAATTTTTGCTCACAGTTCAAAGGAGATATAGTATGAGCAGTGTTTGGGAGACCTTATCCAAGGTTGATGTTTCGGATCACACCGAAGAAAAGAATGGCCTGACTTATTTAAGTTGGGCATGGGCTTGGGGTGAGGTAAAGAATAATTTTCCTCAAGCTAAATATGTAAAGCATATTTGGAATACAGAAACCTATCTCGACAATCCTGATCGTCCTGATAGGGGGTTGCCTTATACCAAGGATGAACATGGCTACGCCTATGTGGCTGTAACTGTTCGGATCGGTGAGGATGAGCAAACGGAGATCATGCCTGTTCTGGACTACAAGAACAAAGCTGTTCAAAACCCAGATAGCTTTCAAGTTAATACTGCTTTGCAGAGATGCTTGGCAAAGTGTTGTGCGATGCATGGTCTGGGTCATTAC